GCTGCTGACTTCTTGCTTGACGAAGGTGTGGCCAAGAAGGTGCTCATCATCGCTCCGCTGTCCACGGTAAAAGTCGTGTGGGGTCGTGAGCTTAAACATCATCTGCCGCACCGTTCGTTCGTTGTGTGCACGGGGACAAAGCAAAAGCGCATTGACTTGTTGGCTACGCCCGGGGTGCAGTACGTCATCATTAACCATGACGGGTTCACCAACATGACCGCAGAGCTCAAGGACTTCGACGTGGTGATCTACGACGAGGCGACAGCACTGAAGTCACCAAGCTCACAGCGGTACAAGATATTCGCCAAGTGGATGACCAAGAATCAGCCATGGCTGTGGATGCTGACGGGTACGCCCATCTCGCAAACACCCGCTGACGCATGGACACTGGCACGCCTTGTGGATTCGCCTCAGTGCCCGAAGAGCTTCACCTCGTTCAAGGACTTGGTGATGCAGAAAGTGACGACGTTCAAGTGGACGCCGCGTGCTGACGCACTGGATACATGCCGCAAGGTGCTGCAGCCCTCGATCAGGTTCTCGCTGGACGAGTGCAAGGACTTGCCTGACACCAACTTCGTAGGTCGCAAGACCGAGCTGACTAAGCAGCAAGAGAAGGCGTTCAAGGACATGAAGGACAAGGCGGTGACGATCTTCGCTGGTGGCGAAGTGACTGCGCCCAACGCAGCCGTGGTGTTGGCCAAGCTGTTGCAAATGTGGTTCGGTCATCAGCGAGACTGGTGTGATTGACATGGATGACTCAGAGAGGTACAATACACTCACTGAATTACTCACGGAGATCGGCGACAAAGCAATCATCTTCATGCCTTTCAAAGCGTCACAGAGACGCATGTTGAGCAGGCTCACTGCAGATGGTTTCGATGTTGCAATGGTCAACGGAGACACAAGCAAGAAGGAACGTGATCAGATATTCAACGACTTCCAGCACACGGACAAGCCGCAGATTTTGTTGGCTCACCCCAAGGTTGCTGCGCACGGTTTGACACTGACACGCGCCAAGGACATCATTTGGTTTGCGCCTATTTATTCACTTGAGCAGTACGAGCAGGCCAATGCAAGGATTCGCCGGTTGACGACAACTGGCAAAACGACTGTGTGGCACATCTGGGCCACCGGCTTTGAAGCAGAGTTATACCGCCGACTCCGCGCAAAGAAAAACACATTGGCGGAGTTTTTGAATTTGGTGCAAGGCATCAACAGTGACGACGAATAAAAGAGGTAACTGAATGAACTATGACATTGCCGCAGAGCGGTATCTGCAGGTTCGCAAAGAGGTTGAAGACCTTGAGCGCGAACACAAAACAGCCAAGGCTGTACTTACTGAAAAACTGATAGCGCTGGAAAACTGGATGACAGCCAAAGCGCAAGAGGACGGACTGGAGACAGTCAAGACTCCACATGGTACGGCCTACTGGTCTACCCATCACACCGCGACAGTTGGTTCTCGTGAAGAGTTCTTCAGCTTTTGCAAAGAGCACGATGCTTGGGACATGGTTGAGAGCCGAGCATCAAAGACCGGGGTCAAGAGTTACATCGAGGCCAACGGCGCACCCCCACCCGGGGTAAATTTCTCATCGACAAAAGTGTTCAACATGCGCAAAGCGCAATCCAAGGAGTAAACAAATGAGCAACATGATCGCAAACGTCCCCGCGCACATCGCAGCGCGTATCGCAGCCCGCCAACAAGCTGGCACTAAGTCCTCTGTGGCATCTGCCATCGTCTCCGATGGCGTAAGCATCCCACGCATCAGCATTCGTGCTGGGCGCTATCGCCTGAACGAAGAGGGCGTTGAGACCACCGTGGGCGTGACACTGGACACCATCATCGTGGGTGCCAACCCTCGCGTCTCCAAAGTGTTCTACGGCAAAGCCTTCGATGCCTCGGCTGAGAACGTGCGCCCTGACTGCTGGTCTAACGATGGCCTGAAGCCCGATGCAACCATTGATGCCCCTGTGCACAGCGCCTGCGCTGACTGCCCCAACAACGTGCTGGGCTCCAAGATTCTGCCATCGGGTGCCAAGTCCAAGATGTGCGCTGATCAGCGTCACCTCGCTGTTGTGGCCGCTGCTGACCCCACAAAGGTCTACAGCCTGACTGTGCCTGTAAGCGGCATGAAAGCTCTGCGTGAGTATTTCAAGGAACTGGGCAACTACGGCATTGGTCCTGAAGAAGTGGTGACCGAGTTGGGCTTCGATGATGCAGCCAGCTTCCCCAAGATCGTCTTCAAGCAGAAGGGCTATGTGCCTGAGAAAGCCATTGATCGTGTGGATAACTTGTTGGCAAGTGACTCTGTTAAAGTGGCCACTCGCCAGATGGCTCCCACAGCTGCTGGCCCAGCACTGGCTGCGCCAAAGACACAGACTGCGATCGCTGCGCCTGCCGTGGATGACGCCTATGAGGAAGAGGCCGCAACACCAGCACCTGTTGTTTCCGCGCAACCCAAGACCAAGCCTACAGTTGCCCCAGTAAAAGCGTCGGATGAATTGGCTGCCAAGCTCGACAGTCTGTTTGACGAGTAATAGAATCACAGCTCGTTAAGGGCTCCCCGGCTTAGGCCGGGGTTTTTCATCTAGGGGCATATTTTGGACACCAAACACTTTCTTACTCGCGTTTTTGCCCAGACAGACGAACTCGTTATCTGCACCCACAAGCCTGACAGGTCAGGCCAAAATCCACGTGGGATATTCTGGAACAGAGGCTCGTTCGCCGACATCGACGACGCGGTCGCATCAATCATTGACTGGGACTCAGAGCCCAACACCACCGTCTACTTTGGCGTTGGTTCATTTGCCGGACACGGCTACATAGACGACAACAACAAACAGAAATGGCAGCGCAAGCAAGAGCATGCGCAGTGGTTCAAAGCACTGGCTCTCGACCTCGACATCGGTGCAGACAAACCATATCAAACACAGAAAGAAGGCTGGGCCGCAATGGTCGCAGCACTCAAGACAATCGGCATGCCAATGCCCATGGTCATCTCATCCGGTAACGGCATTCACTGCTACTGGCCACTTATTGCCAGCGTGCGCAAAGACCACTGGGTCAAGGCATCTACTGCGCTGCGCATCGCGCTAGAGGAGAACGGCGTTGAAATCGACACCTCAAAAATTCATGACCCATCCATGGTGCTCCGCCCCGTTGGCACGCACCACAAGAAACAGCAACCATGGAAGGATGTCAGGTGTGTTGCGGACTGCCCAGACTACGATGCTGCTGCGCTCTTCACAACGCTCAAGCCGTGGTTCGGCAAGAGTGCCAAACTATCATCCAACTCACTCACGCCCCGCGCAGGCAAGCCCAAGTCCTCAATCCTCGACGCAGTGCTCAACTCCAACGACATCGTCATTGATGCCGTGGCATCTCGTTGCGCCCAGCTCGGCGCTCTTGTTGCCTCTGGCGGTGTGCTTGATGCTGCTGGACGTCCTGTAGAAGAGCCGCTGTGGCGTGCATCACTGGGGTTGGCCAAGCACTGCACGGATGTTGCAGACGCGGTGACGAAGCTCGCTGGCAAGCACAAGGACTTTGACCTCAACACCAACCTCGACAAGATCAACGGTTGGAAGGGTACAGGCCCAACCACCTGCGCCAAGTTTGAGCAGCTGTGCTCCAAGGGCTGCGAAGGATGCCCGAGCCGTGGAAAGATCACAAGCCCTGCGCAGTTGTCTGTTGTGACCGAGGTGGCTGTTGAGAACGAGGCTGGCGAAGAAGTTGTGTTGACGCTGCCGCCCACTTACGTGGTGCAAAACAATCAGATTTACCGCGAGGTGAAGATCGAAGTCGTCACGAAGGATGCCAATGGTAACGACGTGGCGCAAGAGGTTATCGAGCTGGAGCACGTGAGCCAGTACGAGATGCACATCACTGGTGTGTACAACGACAACGAGAGCGGCAAGGCTGCGTTCAAGCTGCTGGTCAAGTACCCCATGACAGGCTGGAAAGAGACAGAGCACGACATTGCAGTGCTCGCTTCCATCGGCAAAGACTTCAGCACGTTCTTGCTGAATCGTCAGGTCTTTGTGAAGAGCATTCCCCAACAAGAAAAACTGAGAGGCTACTTAATGGATTACTTATCAATGGTGCAAAAGCAAGCACCCACAGGTCAAGACTTCGTCAGCTTCGGCTGGCAAAAAGACGGCTCGTTCATGTGCGGTGCCGCACTCCTTGGTGCTCCTCACGGAGCGACAGACACACGCCTGCGTGGCCCAGCAGCACACTTTGCAAACCTAATCGGACCGCACGGCACCAGAGAGGGCTGGATCAGCGGCATGGAGATGCTGAATCGCCCGGGTACCGACACGATGCGCTCAGCTGTCTTGTTGGCGTTGACTGGCATCATTGGGCCTGTGGCTGGGAACGCTTCCATCTTGGTGTCAATTTACTCACCAGAAACGACTACAGGCAAGACCTTGTCGCTCATTGCAGCCAACAGCCTGATCGGTAGCCCTAAGCCCCTGTTTCTAAACCAGAAGGACACCATGAACGCGCTGTACAAGCAGCGCGGTGTGTTCAACAACTTGCCGTGCTGTATTGACGAGTTGACTGCAGCTGACGACAAAGACATGGCTGACATGGCGTACCAGTTGAGCATGGGGCGTGAGAAGATGTCCATGACCAAAGACCGCGAGCTGCGTGACCCTGCAACGTGGGACGGCCCGACGATAGGTTCATCCAACATATCGCTGCATCAGAAGTTTGAGGCCGCGCAGGCGGGCAACGAGCCGCTTAAAGCACGATGCCTAGAGCTACCCCAGCATGACCGCACGTTCGTCGCTACAAGGCCCGATGGCAAGAGCGATGGCTATGAGTTCTTCGACCTCATGGCTGAGAACAACGGCTGGGCATTCCCTGAGCTGGTGCAGTTTGTGCTGGACAACGGTGGGCAGAAGAAGGCGTGGGAGTGGGCAGAGCGATCGTTCGACAAGACTTTTGGGTTTACCTTCGAGCCGCAGGAACGCTTTTACCGCACAGCCATCATCTCTTCGTGGGGCATGGGCACCATCGGTGCCAAGCTGGGCTTGTTCCCGTTTGATGTGAAGGCTACTGTTGAGTACTTGATCGAGCATGTCAAGAAGACACGCCAGTCTGCCATCGACAACAAAATTGATGTGTTCCTT